CATTATCTCGTGCGTTGACATTTGCACCTCGATTCAGGAGTAATTTGACCAATGGTAATTGTCCAGAAGATGCGGCATATATAAGTGCAGTCCCTCCTTCTTCATCATCTCGTGTGTTGATGTTTGCACCTCGATTCAGGAGTAACCTGACAACTTCTAAGTGTCCAGGAGTTGCGGCATGTATAAGTGCAGTCTGTCCAACGTTATCTCGTGTGTTGATGTTTGCTCCTGAGTTCAGCAACGCCCTGACGCGATTTAAGTTTCCATTTCTTGCCGCATTATGGATGGAAGCCATACTCCACGCATTTATTTTATTTTTCCGTGCCGCATGGATTTTGTAAAGCCTCCCTACGGTCGGTCACAAGTCCTACGGACTTGGTCTCATTTCAAGTGTTGAACATCAGCCCCCCGAGCCCGTCAGCAATTCGTAGAATGTTGTAATTTACAGCCAATATTCTAAAATCTTTGGTGGGCAGGTAGGCTTGTCCGCCGCAGTTCAGCGTCAAAAGAACCTGCTTGATTCGACTGAAATTAATCTGACCACGTGGTTTTGGAGAATTTGGGTTGTCGGTAAACGAGTACATGAAAAAGTCACGCTGAGGGAAGTTTGTATAGTGATTGAACGGCTCTATATCTGCTGTATAGAGTGCGTCGGTCGTGTCGGTCGTGAAAACCTCTTGACCGTTGAAGCTGAGTCCGAAGCTCACAACTGCATTGTTCGAGTAGTCGTATGGTGCCTGAATTGTGGGTTGAATCACGAAAAACAGCTCCCGAACAGGATTCTTAAAGTCCAAATTGAACACGGCATTCTGAAAACCAGCCAAGAGGCCTATTGATTGGTATTGACACTGCGTAATCATGTAATCCAGACGCGCCTGTTGGAACCAGCGAATCTCGGGATCCGAGAGGTACACATAGTCGACGATGATGGTGGCCCCCAGAGTCGGATTGGTCACCGCAACCGATGTCAACTCGTTAAAGTTCCTGAAGGTGACGTGCACCTCCACGTCGTGTCTGCTGAGCGCCACGAGCGGCAAGTAGAGCGACGGATTTCCGTAGAAATAAAAGGGCAAATTCACGAAATATGTTCGCCCGGGAGGGTTTATGGTGGTGCCTGTATCGTTCTTGCCCGTGAGAACCTGAAGACCTGGTTGATTTTCAAACGGAATATGGAGATCGTTCCACAACTCGATAAACTCGCCAGTCAGGGACTGGACCGTTTGACCTCCAATCTTGAGGTCGGCCGTCTTGATCGCCCACGTCCCCACCGAATCGTAATATGCATACGTCTGGGTCGACGCCTGTATAAACGAAGTTGTGATGGGATACACGGAAATGAATGTATTTGAAAATATGTTTGGAGCGGCCGTAGATCCATAAACGGTTACAGACACGGGGTACGTTGTCGATAAATTGTAGACGATGAGAGGAACCTGAAAGGTGTAAGGGGGCAGGAGACCGACGCCAACCTGGTACGTCCTCGAGCCGAACGTGATGCTGGTGACTGGATCGGCTGTGCAGATGGCGCCGGTGAGCATGTACGTTCCTGTATTGCTAAACTGGAAACCTGCCTGTGTAAATGATATGAGGTTGGAGGCGCCGTTGGATGTGAAATTTTCAGTAAAATCAAAAGGACTCGTGAGGGTCGTGACGTTTGATTGAAAGGTGAGACCGTTATCGGGTAAAACGACGGTGTCTGGTACTGCTCCGGTGGAAACGCCAATACGATTCACGACGAAATAGCTATTTGCAAGGATCGTGGTTGTGCTTGTCGTCGCTATGTTTATGGTATAGTTGCGAGTCGGGTAGAAAACTATGACGGGCAGCGTGAATGCAAAGGTGGGGTCGCGACCCTGGGCGGACATGTCATATAGGTACTCGAGATTGGAGCCCTCCAATATGGAAACATTGGACACGTAGCCGCTATCCAGAGACAAGACGCCCGTCACCAGGTACTCGCCTTTATTTGCGAAATTTATTATGGAATTGGGGGAGAGAGTAACAGAGATGTTGCTGGGGCTCGAGACGTTACTGTACAGCTGAAGACGACACGGGTTTGCGTCCATGACGATATCTGTGGTGATTCTGTAAATGTCATCGACTTGATAGATGGAGATGTACGAATCGTCTTGAATTTGACTGCCTGTGCTCGTAACGTAAAAGTAATACGTATTTGCAGTGTTGGTGATGTTTACGGGGATGACGACGGGCATGGAGGGATCGGGAGACACGCGAAACGTGTACGTGTATTCAAAGTTTGGATTGATGGGCCCTCCGCCCTCGATGGCTTCTGTTGTGCTCGACCCATAACTAAAGGTGGCCATAGAACCGGCTCCCAACTCGAACCCCGCATTCAGAGAGTAAAATCCAGCAGTCGTGAACTCTAAGCGACCGCCGGTCGTTATTTTAAATTTAGAGGACTGATCTACTACCGTCCAATATGCACCATTTGCAGATATTTCATTGAAATTCAAAAACTGTTGACCAGATATGTTATAGGGTTGATTAAGGTACGCGAAGAATCCTGTTTTGGTATCTGCGGCGAGAGCGCCTATAGACTGGACCCACCCCGCCTGTTCGAGGGTAAAGTCGCCCACCCTGGTTACGGTCGATATGAAATTTGCAGAGACATTGGACGGAGAAATTGAATTTGCCTGTAAATTAGAGGTGCTGTTGACGGTGTAAATGAGATTACCACTCACGGGGTTTATGCTCGTGTACGCCTTGGGATCGAGACCAAAAAACACACCAGAGGCGAGGGGGGCGGTGGAATTTTCCACTTCGATGGATGCGCAATTACTAAAAATGAATTTATTAAAGGCGTAGTTGTAATCTATGAAGGGCGAGAAGGAAGTGAACCACTGAGGAGCATTGTTTGTAGAATAGGAGGGGACCAAGAGGGTCGAGGTAATGGTCGTACTCGCACCACCGGTAGACGGGGTTATGAATCGGATGTGTGGGTTGTTCGTGACGGGGGCAGGGGGGGTTGGCCAGGTCCAATCGGCGCCGGGGTTATTGAGAGCCGGTAGGGTCAACTTTAAAGTAAGGCCGCGGACGAGGTCTCCTTTTGCAGGGATTCGGCAAATGTTATTTTGGCCGTAGCCGACTTGTTGATCCAGAAAGGGGATGTCATAGGCTTCGAGGACAAAGGGGGTGTGACGGCGATACATTCCTGAAAAGTAAGTCACTTGTGGTTGTCCTGTGAGATATGCATCCTGTTGACCGATGGCCGCCAATTGGATGTAACCGGCGGACATTCCTAATAAGTTCGCAGGAAAAAAGAGGGCGTCGAAGGCGCCCTTCCTTTGAGGTTATTTACACCCGTAGGGATCACGAGGGGGAGTCGCTGCGCGACTCTCTCGGTCTCGGTCTCGGTCTTAGTCCGCGGCGCTACGCGATAAATAAGTCCTGCGGCCTTACCAGATATGACGCTTCAGCTCAGAAAGTTCGATCCGTCCAAGATGGCGGACGACAAAGTTTGCGTCTTTATAGGAAAGCGTGGCACAGGCAAGAGTACCCTTGTGACGGACATTCTCTGGCACAAAAAGAATATCCCAGCCGGAATCGCCATGTCAGGAACTGAGGAGGGCAACGGATACTACAAGCAGTTCATTCCTGACCTGTTCGTCTACGGAGACTACAACAAGGAGGCGCTTGAGAAGATTATCGAGCGTCAAAAGAAGCTCCTGGCGGCTGGGAAGTGCAATCCCGTGTTTATCCTCATGGACGACTGCATGTATGATAGGGCGTTCATGAGGGACGTGTGTATTCGTCAGCTGTTTATGAATGGGCGCCACTGGAAGATATTCTTCATGATGACGACTCAGTACTGCATGGACATGACGCCCATGATTCGCACGAATGTGGACTACGTTTTCGCCTTGCGAGACAACGTTCGTCAGAACCGCGAGAACCTGTACAAGGCGTTCTTTGGAGTCTTTCCGACGTACGACCAGTTTGCTCAGGTCATGGACGCCTGTACTGAAAACTACGAGTGCCTCGTGCTCGACAACACCTCCAAGAGCAACCGAATCACGGATTGCGTCTTCTGGTACAAGGCGCCCCTCCGTCGTGGATTCCACGTGGGATCCCCAGCCTTTTGGCAGTACCATCAGCGTCACTATAATCCGAGGGCGGTTGCTCAGCCCCTTGCACCAGCGACACAGAGAAGGGGAGGGACGGTGATTGTCAAGAAATCGGGGGCGCGTAGTTAGTGCATCTTTCTTTTCATAACCAAAATTAGATGTTGACGTACGACCCTAATGTGTCGGAAATGTCGGCGCCTATTCCAGTCGCATCGGCTTCGGCACCGGTCGAGCCGCCAGCTCAGCGAGGCGTCCCGACTGGTCTGGTGCGAGAGCCTTCTCCCGAAAAAAACCTAGACGAATCTCAAATGGCGGAGTTTTCGTCGTCGATTGAAGATGTGATGCCTGGTCCAGGTCAGATGATGCAGGACGAGGTTCAGGGATCTGCCTATGAGCAGGCGCCCCCCCAGAAGGCCAAGGCGTCGAGCGGCTCCAAGGGTGGTGCCGCCTCCAAGAACCCACTGGGTCTCACGGACGAGCAGTACTATGCGGCTCTGGCGGGGGTGGCGGCGGTGATTGCATTCTCCAAGCCGGTTCAGGGCAAACTGAGCACGATGGTGCCCAAGTTTCTGGGCGACTCTGGTGACCTGTCTGTGACGGGTATGGCGGTTTCGGCTCTGATTGCAGCCATCATATTCTACTTTGCTCGGCAGTTTCTGGGGGACCGAACCTAAGTCAGAGCCGTAGTGGCACCGGCGGGATCACAAGGGGGAGTCGCTACGCGACTCTCTTGGTCTTAGTCTCTCACCGAATCCCCACAATACTGACGCGTCCCCGACTTTACATACAGTCCATTATCAATACAAATCTTCTTGAGTTTTTCAAAATTCTCCCAAAATGCAAGTGAGTGATCGTACTCTGGCACAGTCATGTGTGCGAGTTCGTGAATGAGCACATAAAAAGCTGAATTTACATCGTCTCCATCCAGGCAGATGTAAATTTCGTACCCTTTGTTCACGTTGGAACCTATCACCCCGTCCTTCTTCCCGTCTATTCCAGTAATGATTGCGGGTTTCAGAACCGGCTTCCACAGTGGATCCCCAGAGTCACGTAGAATGTCGACCGTCTTGAAGTACCGCTTCTTCAGTTCTGTGAGCATTTTTGGTTCTGAATTAGTGAGAACCAAAAACAGTAGGAGTAAGGCGGCCACTAGGAGCCATACCCACCACATCTCTAGCATTTACAAAGACAAATTTTGTGTATAAATCCGAGATTAATCCAGTCGGCCTGGATACCATGGGGTCCCATGCAAGTCGGTCAAAGCCCATATCCTTCAATTTCTGAATCAAAATCGATCCATCCAGAAGGGGCTCCTCCTTGGGACCGTCAGCGTAGAAGGGGCCACCTGCCAACCGGACGTGGAGTTTTTCATTTTCAATCTTGAATTCATTTCCCAAATTGTCTAGGAAGTAGCCATTTTCATCAGCCATTGCCTCGGCCCGTTCCTTTTCAGGTGTGATTCCTATGAGGAGGCCACCACGCTTCAGGGCAATTTTGATCGCTTTGAGCGATTCTGCAAGTGTATTTTCATCTTCAAAAATGTAGTGGAGTGAAAAGTTGTAGCAGACCACATCGTAGGGTCCGGCAAACGCCGCTTGACGGATATCGCCCCTCCCCAGGAACCAGACCCCAAACTGCATTTCCTGGGCACGCTCCTCGGCTTCCAGCAGGGACGCCTCGTCTGGGTCGATGGCGGAGACACGGGCGTTGACAGCCTTCCACTTCCACCAGTCACCGCCACGGCCGCACCCACAGTCGAGAACGTGTGACTGAGGCCGAACCCATTCCGCGATCAATTTACGTTTATAGTTGTTGTGAGCTTTACGAAGATCTTCCATTTGCGTTTCTAGACTTAAAAGAAAAACGCTTGTTAGTTTTATATGGGTTCTCTAGAGCAAGATTTCATGACTGTCCCAGGACAGCTTTTTGCGTGTGTGTCGTTTGTGGGCCCTGATTTGCCTCAGAAGAATGAGCAGCTGGGTTTGAAGATTCGTGGCTGCTTCCCAACTCGTGAGGAGGCGGGTACCCATGCCAAGCGTCTCCAGAAGGATGACGCCGTGGTTGACATTTACGTGGTTGACATGTACAAGTGGCTGTTGATTCCTCCCAAGCGCGAGGAGATTGAGGACGTTCACTACCAGAACGACAAGCTCGAGGAGATTATGGTAAACTACCGCAAGAGTCAGTCGGCTGCTGCGGCCATGTTCGAGAAGCGTAAGCGCGACATGACGGCCAAGCCTCTGGAGGGCAGCGACACGCCCTACATTATGCCCGGAGACGAGAACAGCAAGTACTATACGAAGCCAGACGTGCCGCCAATTCCTCACCCGGCTGATTTGCTCGACGACTTGAAGAAGCAGTTCCCAGAGGCTTCTATCGAGGAGCTGGTCGCCAAGGCGGACATTCGCGTTGCGGCCGAGGTGATGCGGCGCAAGGAGGCCGAGGACGCCAAGGTTGCTGAGGAGGCTGCCCGGGCGGCAGAGACCCGGGAGCCAATTGTCGAGGAGGAGGAGGTCCCCGACGCCTAAAATGTTGCTACATATTAATAATGTTATTTAAATTGATCGCGGTTGGTGTCGTGTTGTTCCTCTTGTACCTTGCTTACAAGAGGCTCCCACCAGCACCCGCGAGAATATCTCAAACTGTTGCCGTTTATGACAATCAGTTTGATGTATTCAGAGATATGGAGCCAGCCGATCAGACGCGGGAAAACCCATGGATCGGCTTTATCCAGGAGGACGTACGTGTGAAACGAACGGGCCCGATTGGTGATTTTATTGGCGCGGACGCCAGTTCTGGGAGTGCAGTTTTGTACATGGTAACCTGATCCTGAGTCAAG